GCGGCCATCCCGCCCATCTTCTTGAGGCCGCGCCCTGCCATCTGACCGCTGCGCTCGACCAGCTTCAAGCGGCGCACCAGCCCGTCGAGATCGCGGCCCAGCTTGCGCACGCTGCCGCCAATCGCCTGAAACGTCCGGCCCAACGCCACCTGCCGCAAGCGGCGCGCGCGCTGGTCGAAATGCTCGATGCTGCGCGTGCCGTCGTTCACATCACGGGCCGCGCCCCTGACCTGCGCCGCCATCTGCCGCACCGATGTGCGCAAGCCACTGACCCCGGCCCGCGCGCGCTTGGCCGGGGCGCTCAGCCGGTCGACCATTTCAAGGATCATTGAAAAGCGCATTGCGGATCAGTCCTCTTTTGTCAGGGCTTCGAATTTCTGGGCGGCATCCATCCAGAATTCGAGATCGGCAGCGGTCAGCTCCATCAGCGCGTCAGGCTGGAAATGCAGCCCACGCGCGAGAGATATCAGGCAGGTTGGCCAGTCGCTTGGCCATTCCGCCCGCGCGGATCGAGCAAGTTTCCCAAGGCAGCGAAGTCTGTGGCATCGAGATGATCCGCTTCGATCACTGAGAGGTTCGAGCAGGCTGCGATCATGTCGAGGATCGCGGCGATCTCGGCGTCCTCGTGCCGATCGAACGCCTTTAAGTCCCTGGCCTTGGGGCGCCGCATGGTGACGGTGAAACCAGCAGGCTTCAGCTCCTCCTCAACGATCTCTTCGCTTCCGGGCAGCTTCTTCTCGATCACGATTGGGTGCAGCAGTGTGTGCATCATGTTGGCCATCACAGCAGCTCCTCGGCGGGCTGACCTTCGAAGATCACGCTGGCCTTGCCGTCCTGGCCGAACTCGCTCGCCTCGCAGAAGTATGCGGCGCGCACGACCCACGTCTTGCCGGTGTCGGCCTTCATGATCAGCGTGGCATTGTCGATCGACCGCATCGAGGCGATACTCACCCCGTCGCGGTGCAGCAGCGCCACGGTGCAGCGGGCGGGCATGGTGCGCTCCATGAAGCTGCCCGCGTCATTGTCGCCCGGCACGTTCTCGCGCTGCACGCCGCCGATCTGCAGGGTGCTTTCACCCGAGGTCGGCAGCCGGTCGCCGTCCACCTCGATCGTGACCTGCCCCAGAACCTGATTGCGATTGGCCATGTCTTATCGTCCTTTAAAGTGGGTTTCAGAGGGCTCTCAGAGCCGGAACTGGATCGCGGCCGCGAAGGCGCGGAACTGATTGACGATGTTCGGCGGCACCAGCGCGTTGATGCGGTTGGGATCGCTGGCATCGCGCTCGACAATGAGGTCGGCCTTGTATTGATCGAGGTTCTCGACCAGCCCCTGTTCCTCCCACTCGCGCGCCAGCGCCAGCAGCTCGGCGCGGATGGTCGACGGGGTGACGATCGCCTGCCCCGCAGCGAACCGCGTGCCGTCATTCGCCAGCTTGTGACGCGGGAACTTCTGCGCGATCCGGGCGCGCAAGGACGCGCGCAGGAAGAACAGCGTCAGCGGCGTCTCGACATCGAGGAACGACACGTCGGCAATCCCGAAGGCATCGGTCTGGTAGGTCGTGATCGCGCGCTCGATCAGGCAGGTGCCCGCCTGGGTGACGGTGAAAGTCGAGATCCCGTCCCGCAGCAGCAGCTCGCGCTGGGCGCGGGTGAAGCGCGCTTCCACCTTCGGCGCGATCATCCCGCGCAGTTCCAGCGTCTGCAGCGGGCGGGCCGGATCAATGGCGCTGAAATAGCCGCAGGCCGCGGCATAGATCGCAGCCGCCAGCGCCGGACAGGTCGGGCTGCTGCCAATGCCGAGGATCGAGACCAACTCGGAATTCAGGCCAGCGCCAAAGGCCGCAAGCTCGCCCTGTGTGCCGCGCCGTGCGCCGTAAGCCATGCTTTCGAGCATGCGGGCAGAGCCCGCGCGGTCATCCAGCTCAGCCACGGCCGAGGCGACGGTGGTGGCATCGGTCACACCCAGCACGATCGTGCGGTAGTGATTGTCGCCCAGCACCGCCCAGATCGCATCGATCACCGGATCGGTCGCACCGCCCGCCATGGCGACGATCGCCAGGCCGACGCCTGCAGGCAGCGCCTCGCCCGCGAAGTGGCTGTGGCGCACATCGATGGCGTTGCCGTTGGCGCCGCCATTGCGGGCAGTCAGGGTGATGATGTGCTCGTTCGGATCAGCTCCGACCGCAGCGGTCACCGGCAGATCGGGCCGCGCGGTGATCGCAGCGACGATCGCGGCGGCAATCGCATCGGCAACCTGTCCCTGCTGGACGCCCACGGGCACGCGTTCGCCTGCGATCATCAGCGCGATCGTGCCTGCGGCGGTGGCCGGGCCGGTCACGGTGATGGTGCCGGTCGCATCGGCAGAACCAACCGCATCATCAAGCGCGATGGCGTGGACTTCGGAGAAGCTGTCCGCGTCGAAATAGGCGGCGGCCATGCGCGCCAACTGCGATCCGCGCCCGAACAGCGCGGTGGCCTGACTGGCCGAACCGACCGGGGCGATGGTCAGCGCAGCGGCGCTGCCGGCGGCGAGCTTCTGCCCGATCAGCAGCACGCGGTTCTCGATCGGCGGCAGGCCGGAAACCGCCCGGCTCGCGTCGAATTCGATGTGCTGACCGGGGGTGCGGAAACTGGCCGGGATGGTGTTGAAACTGATGGTCATGCTTAGGTTCCCTTCTTGGGGCGACGGGCTTTTTTGGGCGGAGATGTGTGGACCAGATCACCATCGGCGATGAGGCGGCGGTAAAAGGCGGAGAGCGTCACGTGCTCGCCTTCGGCAGCGAACAGCGTGCCATCCGCGTGGCGGATACGGCGGCCGAACTTGGGGGCAAGGCGCTCTGCGCGCAGGGCGGCGGTCATGCAGGGTCTCCCAACTGCATCGTGTCGGCCGCATCGGGATCGGCGGCGGGCAGCGGCGGTGCGACGTTGCCGAAGGCCGGGATGTCCCAGTCCACGTGCAACACTTCCAGATCCACCGGCTCATCGGTGAAGCTGCCCATCGGCAGCACCAGCTCCAACTCGATCGCCATCATCGCGATGCCCATCCGCTTCATCTGCTCGGTCCGCGCGATCGGCCGGACGCTGCGGATCAGCACCGGCTCGATCAGGCCAAGCTCGGGCGTAAGCATCGAGCGTGACAGCACCCGGATCGCATCGACTGCGAGCTGGTACGAACCCGGCACCGCGCCATCGCCATGGCGGCTGTCCTGCTCGTTGCGGCGGTTCTCGGCCGCGACGACCAGCGCGAAGCGGGCACGCGCCTGAAAGCCCAGCTCATCGCCATCGTCGAACCCTTCGACCAGCCCAAGGAAGGTGGCCCAGCACGCGGGCGTGCGCAGGTTGGGATTGAGCCGCAGATACTCCTCGAATTGGTCGGGGAAGGTGTCGTGAGTGCGGTACAGGTAGCCGAGCGTGCCTTCGTCGGCCGCATCGAGCAGTTCCTGCACCAGCGCGAGTTCGGTGGCGGCGATCATCGGAACCACCGCTTCGGCAGCAGCTGCTCGATCGAGTACCAGAACTCGAAGTGATCGAGCACCGGGTTCAGCCAGTCGGTCACGATGCAGAAGTGGCGATGAAAGCCGGGCACGTGGTGCACCGCGTGGTGGCGCGGTGATTGCAGCAACCCGATCTTCTGCAGCGGCAAGGCCCAGCCCGGCGCCATCGTCTTGCGATGCGCCCAGGCGTGGATCTCGCTCGCCATGGCTCCGCCGATCGCTGCCGACCAGATCCACGGTTGCGACCCGAGGGACACCAGCAGCAAGGCAGCGATCGGCGCGACCGCCGCCCACGTCGTCCAGTTGCGCTCGACAAAGCCGGTGCGCAGGAAGGCGGTCGGATCGGAATGGTGCACGACGTTGGGGGTGAAGATCAGCTGGCCAAGCACCAGCCAATGCTCCCGGCCGGGGCCGAAGCGGTCCTCGACCCAGTGCAGCACGCCAGATAGGAAATCGGCCAGAAGCCAACCCAGCAGCAGCTGGGCCAGCACGAACAGGGCATCGAGCGCGATCATGGGCGCACCTTCCGCCACGCGGCGACGCCCGCATCGATCAGCATCACGATCGCCAGCAGGATCAGCAGCGGCAGCCACAGCAGCGCGACAATCCCAGCGATCACGATGCGCGAGACGAACGGTTCGTCATCGCCGATGATGAACAGCCCAATGAACAGGCTGATCGACAGTGCGACGTGGAAGCCTTCGTACCAGGTCATGCGAAACCTCCGGCCACGTCGGCCGCGTAATCCTCGGCCAGCGCGATCAGCTCGGCCTCGTCCTCGGAATTGATGCCCAGGAACGGGCGCGCCGGGATCGTCACTTCGTCGACGCTGCGGAAGCCGAGGCCGCCCGGCAGGTTGAACTTGAGCTTGCCGCCGCCCTTGGCGCGGATCGTGCCGCCCTCATTGTGGATGCGGGCATATATCTTGTTCGATCCCCAGCGCACCGAGCCATTGGCGGGCTCGGCATGGATCGAGCTGCGCAGCTGAGCGCTGTCGGTCAGCGTCTGCCCGCCATCCTCCTTCGCCCGGATCGACTTCGACCAGGCACTGCCATCGACTGCCGTTTCGGTGTCGAACCGCTCGATGGTTGAGCTTTCCAGATACGCGCCGAAGATCTCGGCCAGCGGCTCGGTGTCCTCGAACCCGGACACCAGCCTGCCGATCGCAGCTTCGAACGCGAGATCGCCCTTCAGGCGCAGCTGCATGGTGGCGGGCATCAGAAGCCCCCCAGATTGTCGCGGCCGAACTGCTTGGGCGCGGTGTTGGTGAGGATCTGGCCGGGGCGCGGCGCGGCGGTCTCTTCGCCCTGATCAAGCAGCAGCGTTCCCGCCGAAATCTGTTCGAGCTGCTTCAGCGCGTGCTTCTTGCGCTCGATCACCCATTCGGGCGCGTTGGTGCGCCACAGCAGGTAGAAGGCGTAATCGCAGGCGATGTCGCGCAGGATCGCATTGCCCGCGAACTGGATGGTGTTGCGGTGGCGGCGCGCGACGTAGCCGGTGATCAGCGCGTCGGCGCTGTCCAACACGGCATCGATCCGTTCGGGCACGATGCTGCCGGTGTTCTGGTCATCGGAAAGCTGGAGGAGATCGCGGGCTTCAAAGCGCGCCTGCATGGCGGCAAGATCGGCAAAGATCGGCACGGCGCACTCCTCCTGTCACGCGTTGAAACTTGGGTGGGACCGGGCGGCGGCACGGGACAACACCGCCGCCCGGAACCTGCGGACGATCAGTCCGCTTTCGCCTTGGCCTTGCCGCGCTGCTTGGGAGCAGGCTGCTGGGCCTTGGGCTCGGGCGCAGCCGGAGCGGGCTGGGCCGTCGGTTCAGTGGGGACAGCATCGCCCGCAGACGCGGTGCTGTCGGCGGCGGTGGCCTCTGGTCCACCTGCCTGCGAGGCCTCGGCAGCGGGATCGCTCCCGTTGCCCTGCGGCTCGGCGGTATTCGCCAGGAACTCAGCCATGTCCGGAAGATCCGGCTCGGCGGTATCGGTTTGCGGGGTAGGGGCTTGCAGCGGCACTGGCGCGGGGTTGAGCCCCTCTTCGGTGCCAAGCGCCTCCCATTGCGCTGCCTTTTCGGCGATGAGGGCTGCCCGGTCGTTCTGGCCGAGCAACACCTCTGGCTCATCGTTCTCGCCAGCCACCGCAATTGTGATGTGCGGATCGCCAAGGATCGCCACTGCCGGTTCGAATTCGAGCTCCTCGAGCTCCACAATCGTCGGCGCGTTGGCCGTGCCGATCTTCACCCCGCCGCGCCGATAGCTCGGCTTGCGCGAAGTGGTCAGCCGGAGCCGGGGAAGGCTCACGCCAGCCATGGCACGACTTCCAGCTTGGCCGTACCGCGCCACACGTTGGTGGCACCAGCGGCGTTGCGCTCGGAATTGACGATCTCCATGGCCGCGCCTTCGAGGCTGGGCGGAACGACCAGCAGCGTCGGGCGGACACCCAGCGGGCGGCCATAATCGCCCTTCATGCCGAGCATTACGGCGCGGGCCAGCTCGTAATTGTCGGCGGTGAGCGCGGCCTTCGACCCGAAGGCGAACTGCCAGAACCCGAAGCCGACGTTGCAGCGGCTGTCCACGCCATAAAGGAACTGCTTGCGGTTGAAGACATTGTCGTCGTCCGGGCGATCCTTGGCCACGAACATCGGGGGCTTGCGCTCCTGGAAGATGATCGGCTTCAGCGCGCGAGTATCGTCGATCAGGTACCAGGCTTCACCAGCACCGGCCTGCATGTTCGAGATCACGGTTTCGTTGCCTGCAGCATCGAGCACGGGGTGATCGGTGTCGAAGAAATTCTGGCCATCGTAGCACGGACGATCGAACCCGGCCTTGAGCTGAGTGAACACCAGCTCTTCCTTGTGCGCCATGGTCGAACGGCCCATCTCGGTGAACAGCGGGCTGTAGATCCCGATGTTGTCGTCCTCGATGTCGTTGCGATCGACGCCGATGGTCTGCTCGAAATCGCGGTTCTTGATGGTGTAATCGCTGGCGGTCGCGGCGTTGATGACGCGGTCACCGAGCCATTCGCGCATCGAGGGCAACTTGCCGAGCCAGCCATATTCGTTCTCGCCGGTCGAGCTGGGGACCATGGTCGAGACCATCGCGCTCTGCGACGGGGCCATGGTGAGGCCCTGCTGGTAGATCGCGCTGAAGCTGCGACCCAGCGTCTGGAGATTTCCGGGATTGATCTTCATGTCGTGGTTTCCTCAGGTGGAAAAATCGGGCTTGGAAAAATCAGGAGGGCGGCGGCGTCAGGTGAACTGGACCCACACGCCCTGAGCATCGACATCGACGATGCGGCCAGCGACCGAGCGGGTGGCCCCGCCGTTGGTCTTGGCCACGGTCTCGTCATCGACGACGAAGCAGTTGGCACCGATGTCGGCGGCGGCGATGGCATCAGCGGCAGCCGAGTTGTTGTACCGGAACACGCCCTTTTCGATCTCGACCGTGATCGCGCCTGCAGCGCCGCCGAGGTTGTTGGCTTCGCACTTCGCGCGGCCGCCGACCTTGAGGGTGGTGGCCACCGCACCCGGCGTGGCGAGGCCAGCGGCGGTCAGTGCGACGAGAGCGCCTGCAAAGATGCGGACGTTGGCGGCAACCGGGAACGAAAAGGTCTTCCCATCGCGCTCGGGCGTGTTGGTGTTCTTGGTCAGGGCCATGTCAGACGTTCCCTTCTTCGGCGTTGCGGGTTTTGAGGTAGTCCTCGGACTTGAGGCCGAGCATCGCGCAGATCGCCGCCTCGTCCTCGGTCAGGGCAGTCTTGCGGGTCTCGGGCGTACCCTCGATCCGGACGCCGCCCTGGAAGGCGGGCGCAGAGGCAAGGAAGTTGTTGAGCTCGCCGATGTCCTGCTTGCCCAGCTTCAGCGCCCAGTCGCGCTGCGCCGGGGTGAGCTTGCCCTCCTCGATCGCGGCATCGACACAGGCGAGAACCTTGTCTTCCTGCAGCGCGCCGAGCTGTTTCTGGATATCGGTGACCACGGCGATCGGCACGAACTTGGCCGGATCAGGCTCACCGGGCGTGGCGGCAGTGTCGATCGCGGCGAGGATCGCCGCCTCGTCGGCATCGTCGGCCAGCTTCAGCTTGGTGCGGACCGAGGCCATCACCATGCCTTCACCGCTCTTGCCGGTGCACATCCGGTCGATGGCATTGACGGCGGCATCATCGTCGCTGTCGGCGGTCAGACCCAGCGCACTGAGCGCCGTGGCGGACAGCATCTTTGCAATCATGTTCATGGAGCTTCCTTCTGCGGAGAATGCGTCTGCCTCCTGAGAGGCGAGCGCGGAGACTTCGATGTTGGGCGAATTGGTCAGGCCGACATTGACGATCCGGGTCAGATCGCCGGTGGCCTTGTCGGCGCGGAAATGCGGGGAATAATACCGGTACTCGCGCGCCTGCAGCGCAGCTTCGGCGGGCGGCGTCCACTCGGCCGAGGCGTAAATGCCGTCCGCGCCGACTTCGAGCGTGTCGGGGCTCACCCAACCAGCAGCCTTGGCCTGCCCGCCGACACCGGGCACCGCCGAGAATTCGGACTGGTGATCGTAATTGACCAGCAGATCGACGCCGTTGAGGAAGGCCTTGGTGGCCGCGATCACGCGCTCGGCATGGGCCTGATCGCGCAGGTGCCAGGGGCCGCGGCCATCACGGCCCTTGAACGTGCCGAACGGGACGATGCGGAAGCGTTTGGCCGGGGCACCGCCTTCCACCGGCAGCGCAATCGCCGAGGCGATCACGGCAACATCAGCGGCAGAAGGGGCAGCGGGTTTCGACATGCCGCCTGCACTACGGAACGCGTCCGGGCGTGCGTTACCTCCGGGCGCGGAGCAAGTTCAGATTTTCAGGTGAGGCCCATGCTTAGCCGCGCGATCCGGGCTTTGCCAAGCGGGAATGGTGGCTGATCTAAGCAGAGGCTTCAGCGGACCGCGCCTTCCTCGCGCGTCCATATCAGCCTTCCGCGCGCAAACGCTCCGCTGCGCGGTCCCATCCAGCGCCAGAAGCTACGCCCGAAATCGACCGAGCCGAATTCGCCTTGGTACCGTCGCACCAGCATCGCCCGGCCATCGCGGCCGGTGATCCACAGCCATCCGATCCGGTCGGGATCGAGGATGGTGCGCGCCGCGCTCTCCAGCTCGCGCGCCTGCGCGGCGGTGAGCCGCACGATCGTACCATCGTCGCGCCGCAGCAGCCCTGCCGAGATCGCCAGCGGCCAGCCAGCGACATCGGTGAACACCCGGCCCGCCAGCGCTGCATCGCGCGAGGTCAGATTAAACGCCTCAAAGAATGCCCTCACACCCTCATAATCGGCCTCTGAGAGCTGGGCATTCAACTCGCTGGTGATCCCGTCTTCCGGGCCGCGCCCGGTGCGCGGCGGCGGGGTCAGACCATCGAGTGCGGCCTTACCGACGTTGTAGCTCCAGCCGGGATCGAGGCCTTGCTCCTGCCGCGTGATCTCACCGGTGCGACGGTTGATGTAATCGCGGGCCGGGGCACGCGGGATGTCTTCATCGGGCGTCTGCCGCCAGCCGCGCCGTTCCAGCATCCGGGCGTTAACCGGCTGCACATCGCAGCGGCAGTTCCAGCCGTTGGGGGGATAGTGCGTGTCCCACCACGGATGATCGACCGGCAGGATCGTGCCGTCCCAGCTGGCATGTTCGGGCCGCACGCGGGCATCCTTGACCGCGATGTAGCGCAGCAGCGGGAAGGCGCGCTTGGTCCGCTGAAGCCGCGCCCAGCGCCCGGCCATGTAACTGACGCGCAGGTTGGTCTGGTAGATCGTGCGCAGCCGGGCGGGCGAGCCGAGGCGCACGACCTTCTCGACCCCGTCGGCCGGATCAGTCATCAGCGCGCGCCCCCACCAGCCGCGTGCGACGAGGCGCGGGCGCAGCTCGTCCTGGAACTGCTTGAGCGTGAGCCCTTCATCGAGCGCCTTCTGCACGGCAGCGCGGATATCCTCGAGCAGATCGCGGCTCATCGCCTTGGCGACGGTGAAGGCGCGGGCGTTTTCCTGCTGCCACACCTCGCGCCAGTCGAAGGCGATCTCGTAACCCTTGGCTGCCAGCGCGGCGACGGCATCTGCAGGCGGGCCGATCGGGAGCGGTTCAGTCTCGTCCATCAGGTCGCTGCCAGCAGCGCGCCGGAGGTGATCAGCGGCTTTTCAGGCGAACTGGTGAGCGCGCCATCCGCCCCGCCGAGCCCAAGCGGCAATTGCCACAGCTTGCCCCGGTACCGGGCAAAGCCATGCCGGTTCTCAGCAAACCCGGCATGGACACCGATCACCAGATGATGGCCCGCCGTGCGGATCAGCGCATCGACCAGCCGTGCGGCCTCGCGGGTGTAAAAGGCACGGCGGATGATCCCGGCCTCGAATTCCTCACGCGTCGCGGCCGACACGCCATCTTCGGTGCGCGAAGCGGTGAGCGGCACGAAGGCGTGGTAGACCGTCGCCTCGCGCGCTGTCTGGTCATCGCCCTCGGTCAGCGCGGCAGGCAGCATCAGCGGATCGAAGGCGCTGCGATCCTGCCCGCCGATATCGGCACCGGGCGTGACCAGCAGCCCGCGCGGGATGCCAGCCGGGTCGTGATCGAAGCGCGGCACGCCTGCCGCCTGCGTGCGCACGATCCCGTCCGCCTCGCGCACGTCGGCTGCCTCGCTCCGGGTGAAGGCGAAGGCGATGGTGAACTGGTTGGCGCGCAGCACTGCCACCGATCACTGCCCCCCGCCCTTGCGCGTCGCTTGCGCGATCAACCGCGCCGCGAACCCGCCCTGCGCCAGCAGCTGCTCAAACGCCGAAGTGTCCATGTCGCCGATCACCTGGGAAAGCCGGGCCTGGACTTCGGACAGATCGACAGCGCCTGCCATCAGCGCATCGACCGGCGCGAGCAGCGGATCGATCTGCGGCTGCCAGTCGTCCAGCAGCTCGTCGATCGTGGCATCGATCGCGTCACCATCCGGGTCGTTCTGCGAATTGAGAGCTGGCTGGTCGGGCTGATTGCCGCCTGAGCGCGATTTGAGAGGGTCTAAGAGGCCTGCCCGGTGATTTCCCGGCATGTCGCCGCCTTCAGCGCCGTCTGCGCCGTTCTGGGGCATTTGCGGCGGGGCCTTGGGCTTCAATGCAGTTTCGGGCGATTTGGCCGCTGGCAACCCGGCGCGTTCGCGCATTTCCTCGCCATCGATCGCCACGCCCATCTCGACCAGCTTGGCCGCGCTGTCGATCTCGACCGCGATGTCGACTTCGTCCGGTCGGCCGATGCGGATCTTCGGATAGGCGTCGCGCGGGCCGTGGTTGAACATCACCATCGGCACCACGAGATCGCGGTTGATCGTGCCCGCCAGCATCATCGCATCGAATTCCTCGATGTCGCCGCGCACCTCATTGTGGACGTTGGCCTGACCGGAGCCAAGCCCGCCCGCCTTGGCATCGGTGGTGTTGGTCTGGCCCAACACAGCCTTCGACAGCTGATCGTCGATATATTCCGCATGGCTGCGCCACAGATCGTTGGGCGCGGTCCCGGCCTTGCGATCGACGAACTCCACGCTCATCGTTTCGGGGAAGGCCGCCGCCGCATCCGAGCCCAGCTCCAGCAGCGCGCGGTGGAGGATGTTCTTGTTCTCCTCGCTCTCGTTCGGGCCATACTTGCCGATGCGCAGCGGGTGACCGAAGGCTTCGAGGAAGGTGACCCAGTCCTTGATTGCGAAGTTCTTGAACATGTAGCCCCACGCCGCGATCCGGGCGAGGCCCGATCGGATCGGCAGCCCGCTCTTGGACGGGTGGTAGTGGGTGACAAACTTGCCAGCGGGCAGCGGGCTCGGCTCGCCATAGCCGGTCTCGCCGCCGCGCAGCAGCAGATCGGTGCCGTTGACGCGGTCAAACTCGAACCAGCGCGGATCGCGCCAGTGCAGCTTCGATGGCTGCCACAGGCCGGGCTTCATGTCCCACACCATCTCGGTCACGCTGGTGCCCTTGCCGATGCCGTCGAGCATGTCGAACAGCTCCAGCTTCAGCATGTCACGCTTCAGCCAGGTCTCGATCAGGGCGGCATCGCGCTTGGCCTCGGCGCTTTCGTCGGCGGGCTCCACCTCGATCGGCAGGCGGGCGACCGCCAGCTTGCGGGTGCGCAGCACGCCGAAATAGTGGAGGTCCTTCTCCTCCATCTCCTCGGCCAGCTCGTAATAGGCGATCGCGTCGCCATCCTCGGCATCGCGCAGCAGGCGACCGAGGCGGGCGGGCGTGAGGCCCTGCGCCGGGTGCCCGGACTGGATGGTGCGCACGCTGGTGCGCGCCGGGGCCGCAATCTCCACCGCGAGGTTGTCGCGCTGCAGCGGGCGGCCATCCGGCAGGATCAGCGCCGGTGGGGTCGTTGGGGGCAACATCAGGCCTCATCCTCCATGTCCATGCGGCAGGCCTGGCAGAACTCGCCGTCCATTGCGCGCAGAGGGAATTCATCGCCGCACGCCTCGCAGACGTGCAGGCCATCAAGGCTCATCACCATGCGCCGCGCTCCCCGAAACGGGTGCCGTTGGCGGCGCGGCCGGACACATCATCGGGATGACGCCAGCCATCCTCACCGCGCTTTGGCCCACCAGTGGCCTGCCCTTCGCGGGTGATCCCGCGATATTCGTAGAGCGAGCCCGCCATCTCCATGGCCTGCGCCATGAGCGCGTAGGCCCAGAATTCATCGGCGTGCACGTCGCCATCATTGACGATGCGGATGCCGCCGCTTTCCTCGCTGCCGATCTTCTTGATGGCCATCAGATCGGCGCGGGTGCGGGCATCGGCGCGAATGCGGATCTTGCGCTGCTGGAACAGGCGCTGGAGCCCGAAGGCAAGATCGACGCGGTTGGGCCCGGTCAGCTGCACGCCGAAGACGCGGGATGCGCCATGCTTGCGCTGCTGGTCCTCGACCACCTTCTCGCCCATGCCGGTCTGGTCGATCCGCCACTGCACCATGCGGAAGCGCTCGAAGCTGTCATCGAACCACGCGTCCTGGTGCGCGAAGGTCTGGCCGGTCTCGCGGTAGCCATCGCGCTCCCACAGCACATCGCCGACCTTTTCGCCCACCAGCTGGATCTGGCCATCGCGGCGGCGGGCCACGTCGCGCCCTCCATAGCACAGGCCTTCGCCGTAGAGTTCGGGCAGGCCCGCGTCCGCGCTCTCGCAGGCGATGATGTCCTCAAGGCTGATCAGCGCGCCGCTGCCCTTGGCGGGGATGCAGTCCAGCTCCTCGGCCGCGTCATCGCCGTAAGCCGCGCGGATATCGGCTTCCCAGACCGCCTTGTCGGGCAGCTCGGTGCCCTTGGTCTTGGCGACGAGGGCAACGCGCTCATACAGCCCGTCCGCCATCGCATCGGCGAAGGTGATCTTGACCGGGGTGCCGCGCCGCTTGCCGCCCCGGATTTCATCGAGCAGCACGTTGAACGCGTTGCTGACCCCGTCATGGGTGGAGATCACCACGATCTGGCCGCCCCAGATCAGCAGCGCCATCGCCGATTTGAGCACCTCGTTCACGTTCTTGTGGAACGCCGCCTCGTCGATGATGACGATGCCCTGCTTGCCGCGCAGCGCGCGCGGGACGGACGGCAGGGCCGTGATCCGGAAGCCGCTGGCAAAGCGGATGCTGAAGGCCTTAATGCCCTGCTCTTTGCCGTTGTCGTCGGTGTAGAGGACTTCCTCTTCCTGCATGTCGCCCGCGACGAGGCCAAAGGCACGCGCCCACATCGCGCAGACCTCGATGAATTCGAGGGTCATGTCCTTGTCGTAGCCCATGTACCAGACGTTCTGGCCACCGGCCTCAACGCTGCTGGCAGCCTTCAGGGCGGCAAATGCGGCAACGCCCCACGTCAGCCCGATGCGGCGGCTCTTCTCGATGACGAGGAGCGCGGTGCCAGCGAACAGCAGATCGACGGTGCGCTGCTGGTAGCCGAGCAGAAGGTCGCCTTTGGGCAGGCGCATGATCGCCGCTTCAGCAGCCGCGCGGTCACCCTGAATTTCGCGTTCGCGAATCGCGACGGCGCGCGCTTCCTGATCGGCCGGGGAAAGCTTCACTCGCCGCTCCCCAGAACGGCGCGGCGGATTGCCTCGACGGTATCCTTCGACAGGCCCTTGGCGCGGGCGGCGGTGGCGGCCGTCTCGGCGTTCTTCAGGCGCTCCTTCTCGGCCGCGCGCGCTTCGGCCTTGGCGATCACATCCTGCTCGGTCTTGCGCATCAGGGCGATGTTGCGCAGCGCCTCGGAGAATTCCTTGGCCTCCTTCGCGCTGAGGATGATGCCTTCGCCATCCTTCTCGGCGATCATCAGCTTGAACATGTGCGACTGGAGCAGCTGGGCATTGAGGTCGAGCAGTTGGCTGCCAGACTTGCCGCCGTGCTCCTTGGCCAGGGCCTCGGCATAAACGCCGGTCTCGCGCATCTCGGCCGAGATTTCGTGGAGCTGGCGCACATGGCGGCCCAGCGCCGAACGGCTTGGCACGCGGTCTTCGCCGATCACCTTGACCAGTGCTTCGCGGATTTCGTCGATCGTGAAACCCTTGTCGACGCGCAGCTGGGAAATCAGCTCGCGGATCTCGGGATCGAGCCGGTCGATCGTGCTGGGCGTGCTCTTCTTCAGCGCCGCCCTGCGCCGGGCATCCTTGGCTGCACGCGCGGAGACCACAGGTTCACTCCTCCCCGCTGTCGATTGTGGCGACACCGGCGATGCGGCTGCGGCCGCGCGCGATATCGTGGCCGCGCTCGGTCAGGGTGGCGACCAGCAACCCGCTGCTCATCCGCAGATCGAGCACGTGGAGCGCGTTCTGCCCCTGCAACCAGAAGATCAGCTCGCGCATCCGGTCTCGGCTGACCACGTGCGACATGGCGTTGAGCGCCTCGCACAGCACGGCATCATTGGCCGATCCGCTGGGCTGATCGGCGAGCAGCTGGAGCACGGTAAGGCGCTGGACGGTGAGCAGCTTCGCGGCTGCAGCTGCGGCGAGGCTCACGAGCTCATCCCCTTTTCAACGATGACTTCGTAAATCATGTCGAGCTGGCGGGCGGTGGCCTTCGCCAGTGCGCCGCGTTCTGCCGCGTCCTCGCGGATCGAGGCGACATCCTCGATCACCTTGTCGAGCTTTGTGGCCAGCGCCTCCTGCCGCTTCTCGATGCGCTTGATGTCGGAGGCCTTGGCGTAGTGCCCCTCCATCTTCTCGACGCGCTCCTCGATCTGGTCGATCTGCGAACGCATGCCCTTCAGCTCGTGATCGAAGGTCTTCTGCCGCGCATCGAGCCCGCCGGTGCCGACCGGGTTGGCAGCGCCACCCTTCCATGAAAAATACACCACCACGCTGATGCCGATGATGATGAAGATGATGATCGCGATCTCGATCCGGCTGTCGGTCACTTTTCGTCTCCTGGGGGATTTTGCCCGATGGTCTGGCGCGCCTTGGCGAACACATCGGTCACGAAGCTTTTCACCTGCTCGCCGAACAGCTCGATCAGCGAATATCCGCTGAAGCCCAGCCCGATCGAAACGACGAAGGCGTAAAGCCAGCTGGGGCGGCTCTCGACGATCCACAGCAGCACCACGATCAGCATGATCGCGGTCACCGCAGCAAAGCTGGGCCAGCCGAGCTTGGCCTCGGCGCGCCGGGCGAGCAGGCGCGACAGGGCGATGCCGAGCACGGCGAACAGGCAGGTCACCACCGGCACTGGTACCCCGCCGAGATCGACGAGAAACATCTGGCCCAGCGCAGGTGCGGGCGGCGGCGTGACGGCCACCGCCGCCATCGCCGGAACCCAGCCGGTCAGGAACTCGCGAAAGGTGAGCGCGGCCGTCATGCGGCGAAACTCAGCGCCTGATTGCTGCCTGACACGGCAAAGCCGATCGAGCGCACATCGGCGAGGCTGGCGGGTGGCGCTGCAAGCGGTGCGCCGGTGAAGAACAACGCACCCGCCCGCCAGTCGGCCTGCGTGATGGTGGCGGTAGAATAGGCCCCCGGCGTTCCGGGATGATAGCGCACTTCCACCGTGTCACCCGCCGCCAGCGCCCATGCCAGGGTCAGCTCGACATCGCGCGGGCTGGTGACCGTGCCGCCGGTGACGTTGGCCTTGCTCCACGCTCCGAAGGCCCCGCCATTGGGGCGGCGGCGCGCTTCAAACCCTGCGCCTGCATTGCCGGTGGTGCGCTTGGTGTGAAGGCGGATCGCCGGGGCACGCTCAAGCGCCACGCCTGCCGCCGTGCTGTAGCCGGTCGCATCCTCGGCAAGGCCGAGGCCGGGATACTGGCGCGGGTTGCCGAGCCGCAGGATCACCTTGTCTGCTGCGGAACCCGCCCGGATGCTTTCGAAGAACACCGGGGCGGTGAAGGTGCTGGTGCCCAGTGCCATCCGGAGTGCCTCCGCATTGAACACTGCCGCTTCGAGGTCACCCTCCCAATCATCATCTTCCGGATGCGTGCCCGAGACCAAGGCACCGCCCGCAGCGTTTTCACCCTGCAGCTTGTGCGTGGTGCGCTCGGGCCCGATGCGATAACCGAGGAGGTGGGCCCAGTTGCGCATCTGGTCACGTTGATCGGATTCGAGGCTGGTGTCGCTGGCCGTCGCGCCTGCCGCATTGACACCCGAAGCACGGTTGCCCGGCATGATGATCACTTCGGCATCGTTGCTGAACTCGCCGCTGAACAGCCAGCGATTGAGCACGCCCTGCGCAATATCATTGCTGGCCACGCCGGTCAGCAACGGGCGGTAAGCACCGCGCATCACGCCATCGACGCCGGAATAGAATGCTTCCCAGTCGATGATGTGCGCGTGAATGGGGAAGGCGCCGTTCGCATCCCGGTTGCCGATTTCGGCGCAGCGGGCAAGCGTGTCGGTCCATTCGCGCGAGGCATCGGCATCATTCATCAGCGCCAGCATGGACGTGCCGCTGATCGCGTTGACGACGATGTGCGCGGGCCGCTCCTCACTGATGATGTTGGCGATGGCCGCCGCTTCCGCACCAAGATAGCCCGGCAGCTCGGCCGACTGGATGCGGCAATAGGCATTGGTCCACGACCGCGCGCCGAAGCTTACCCTGCCAGCACCTGCCGCCAGCGGCACACCAAGCACCGGGGCGGTGCCAATCGCGCGGGCGCTCTCGGCACTGAACACCGAAAGCACGATCTCGCTCTGACCGTGGAAGATGAACACCGGTTTGATCCAGTGTCGCACGCCGGTATTGGCGATCAGTTCGGGGGCACCGCTGAACCGGAACTGGATGTCGCAGGCCTCGGGCGCTTCGGCCAGCACCGGGCTGCATGCCCAATTGCCCGCCGCCCCCGTGTTCGGGATGTTGGTCCAATTGCTGTAGACTGTCCCGCTGCGCCCGACCTGGCGAACCTGCAGCGTGCCTGTGGCGGTGCCGCCATGCGTGCCGGAAAACTGGGTGAGCGCAACGCGGGTCTTTGGCAGCGTGGCCAGTACCGCAGCCCGCCGGGCCACGGTCATGTAATTCGCCGCGCCCTGCCGGGTCATCGACGGGCCGGGATGGATCGTGCCCTGATATTCGACCGTCACGCCTGCCGCCGCGGTTCCGCTTTTGGCGGTCGACAGCACGCCGTTCACTGCGCCCGGCACATGCAATCGCAGGTTGCCTGCACCGCCGAGCTGGGTGGCGGGATCGGCCCCGTTGAAGATCGCCAGCGCATCGGCCTTGGTCATCACGACGTTGGCGAAGATCGCATCGCGGAACGCGCCGATCCACTGGTTTGAGTTCTGGCGCGCCGCGCTGTTGTCGCGCGGGAAGACGTAGGAGCCATCGCCGCCCACCACGATTTCGTTGGTGATCTGGCTGCACCCGGCCCAGCCTGCCGGTTTGGGCACGGCGGCGCTGTCGTACCAGGTGCCGGTGGCGGTGTCGCAGATCGACAGGAACCCGTTGACGGCATCATTCCAGGCCATCCCGATGAACGGACCCTGCGCATCGGCGGGCATGCCCGAAACCGGGATCAGCCAGCCCGAGGAAGCGGCTGTCTCGCCGCGAATGAAGAAGTACCAGTTGCCGCGCTCTCCCGCCGTGCCGTGGGTGCGTGAGACGTATGACAGGCCAAACGCGCGGGAGGTCGAGGTGCCGGAAGAAACTGCAACACTGCCGATCGCGCCCATGCGGATGTTGCGCCCGTCGGCCAGCCTCCGGTCCGCTTCGAGCACGATCATGAAGCTCTGGGCATTACCCCAGAGCGCCGCCGCCGTGCCAGCAGCGCCGACCAGCGCGGTGCGCGCCCCGGTGAGACGCACCTGCCCGGATGTGTCGGCGCTGGCGGTCACGCCGTTCTCGGGCGGGAAGGCCACGGAGCCGAACCAGCGGGCATTGTTGACCGCTTCGGCCGCCAGCCGTGCTGCCTCGGCCCGGTCTGCTTCTTCGGCGGCGAGTGTGGCAGCCGATTCTGCTGCCAGGCGGACGCTGCGCGCCAGCTCCTCGAACTGCGCCCAGTTGCCCGCGCCCGATGCGCCGACCTTCCGGTACCAGCCGTTGAGCGCGGGCGTGGGATCGTTGAACACCAGCGCCACGCTGTCCGCATCATGCGCGAGATCGGCATCGAGCGCGACCTTGGTGGGCAGCGCAAGATTGGCCGCGATCAGGCGCGGCAGCAGCTTCTGGTAAGGCAGCGATTGCAGCGGGCCACTGGGCGAGAACACCACGGCGCGCAGATCTTCGGGGATTTCGGAAAGCTTGGGCAGCTCATCGGGACTGATCGTCCGCAGGTCGGTCATGAAAGTACATCCTTCAGCAGCTGAGCCTGCTCGCGGCTGAGCGTCACGCGCACCGATCCGAGCTGGATGACGACATCATCCTTGTCGACGCGGGCCAAGGCGAGCTGCCCCCGCGCATTGCGCCCGAGGTTATGGGTGCCAGACTTCATTCGGCAGTTTCCTTCGGGGTGAAGCGGACGGCGGATTGCTCCAGCACCCAGTCGATCAGCCGGTTGAACCGGTGCGCATCCTCACTGGCGTCCTCGGCCTCATCGATGGTGAGGCAGATCAGTGCGGCGGGGCAGGCGAGCTGCTCGCCAAGTCCTCCGGTTCCGCGTTCTCGGGTGGGGCGAAGGTCATGATCCGGGGCCGCTCCAGCAGCTCGGCCGGGGGCGGCGGGAAGGCCGGACAGACCAGCTGGGTCGGCGTGGCCGGGATCGGTTCGGGCGGCGTCGCGCGCCCGCCGCAGGCGGTCAAAGCGAGCGCGCAGATCGCCAAGATCGGCGCGGTACTCAGCAACTTTCGCATTGGTGATGATCTCCTGTTCGCGGGCGACCCGCTGGGCATTGGCCTCGGCGTCTTTTTGCGCCTGTGCGGAGGCAGCGAGGAAAGCGTTGACGGTGCCGAGATGCGCGGCCTGCTCGGCGGCAAGGCTGGCATCGAGCTCGGCAATCTCGCGGTTGCGCGCGGGCACGATCAGCAGCGCGTGGGCCATCCACATCAGCGCGCAGACCAGCAGCGGCCCGTTGCGCCAGTCGCTGAAGACCCACTTAGCAGCCGCTGAGAGGCCTTTAACGAGCGCATCAAACGCGCCCGAAAAGAACAGCCTGATCGCCGCCCAGGTGATCATGCCGCACCTGCCTTGCGGAGCGCGGCGCGGACTTCATCCTTGATGTCGATCTGGCGCGCGCTCGACCAGTCGGGCGTGCCGCCGGGGCGGACCCGCTCGTACATCGTGACCACGCCGTCACCCGACCAGCGGCCATCAAAGAACAGATCCCGCTCAGCCTTGCGGCGATTGATGATCTCGCGCGGGCGAGAGTAATTCATGAACTCGGTCCAGGCGCGGTTGCGGTTCCCGGCAAGGAAGGACTTGACCCAATCCGCCCGCCCGATCGCGCCGGTGTTCCAATGGAAGGACAGAGCGGCGGTCAGCTGCGCCTCGGTCAGCTCGCGGCCCCGGAAAGCGGCCAGCACCTGCGGCAGATATTTGTCGCGCAGCAGCCATTCGTAGACCTCAACCGCGCGCTCGATCGTGGAGCAGTTCTTGCGGTAGCGGCCGACCTTGTGCCCGCTGGCATCGGTCACACCAAAACCCCACGTCCAAACGCCCACGCTGTCGCGGTACGCTTCAAGGACGAGGCCTTCGTGCTCGGCGATTTCGAGCAGGGTTCGTTCGGTGAGGAGGGTCTGCGCCATGCCCCGCGACTAACGGGAGCCTGCCCTGCGCCGTTACCTCCGGGCGCGGAGCAAGTGGGTCAGAAGAGGCGGAGCTGCTTCGCGTCTTCGCGCCAGCGCTTCAAAATCTCATAGACCTGCGCTTCGCGGATTTTCAAGAGGCGTGCGATCTCGCGCTTGGTCACGCCCTCTTCGGCGAGCTGTTTCACCTTCTGGTGGACGACGGCGCGCACCGGAATCGAGACATGCGTGCGCCACATCGCATCGCACAGTTTGCGTGCCAGCTCGTCACCGATCGCGGCGGCGATTCGCGGTTCGTGGGCGGGGTCTTTGGGGATGTAGACGCGCTCACCCCGGAATTCGCAGCCGAAGTCGATGGCAGCCTTCGCCCCGATCACCGCAGCGATCTCGTCCAGCACGGCCGAACCAGTCGAGGCGAAGGCGGTGGTCACTGCGGCTTCCCGGCCCGTCCCCAGGGATTGTTGCGCCTTCCGATGGGGCAGCCGCCGCGGGCGAAGATCGGCACGAGCACCGGTGCGCGGGCGGTCACCGGCTTGCCTGCGACATCGGCGAGCAGCTCCTGGCACAGCCGCGCCACGCCGATGCTTTCGGGGCGGCGTGACAGCGCGAACTGGATGGCCTTGTCCCGGTCCATCAGCCAATGACCTGATCGGCAGGCGCGCCTGAGATCATCGCCTGCGCCAACGGCAGCGGGTGATCGCAGCGCGAGCATTCGGCGGTGAGCCTGCCGACGTTCCAGCATTTGCAGCCGCACTGCGGGCAGCGGTTGGTCTCGCCCTCGTGATAACACAGCGGCGCAGGACGATCGAAGGTGGTGCGGGCGTTCACTTCCCACCTCCCGCTGCGCGAAGCTTGTCGCCCAGTGCCTTGGCGAGGCGCTGGTAGGCCTCGGCGTTCATCGGGCCTTCCGCGCCGCATTCGATCCCGCAGAGGCGGAAGGCAGCGTCGTTGAGCGTCCAACCGGCGGGCACTTCGTCCGCGCCCTTCAGCTTCCACAGGATCGCGGTGCAGAGCCCTTCGTGAAGCGCGAGGACCGACAGGTTGTTGCCGCTGGCATCGGTCTGCGGCCAGCCGTGCTTCTGGGCCATCGCCTTCAGCGCCTCGATCAGCTTGAAGCCATCGGACTGGTTGGCCCAGACCAGCCGCTCGCAGCCGAGCTGGCGCTTGGCGAAGGCCTCCAGCGCCTTCTCATCCGGGCTGCGCACCGCGCTGAGGTGGTAGAGGCTGATCCACAGCGCCCGCGCTTTCTTTGCCATGGGATGCTGCGCCGGGCGCTGGGCGGCACCGGGACCGGCTTTGGGCAGCGGCTTGAACCCCTGCGCCTGGAGCCGTCCGATCACCCGCTCCAGTTCGGCCTCGCTGCAGTCGGCCGCGCTATCGTGCCCGGTCTCCTGCATCATGATCTGGCGGTAATCATCGTCCGACAGCCCGAGCTGTTTTTTGGCGACGTGGATCTTCGCCAGCATCGATCGGCGGCGCGATGCCGAACGGTCGAATGCGGCAGGCCGCGCGGCGGCGGTCGAGACAAGTGAAACGCCCATGATCAGGCTCCTCCTGTGATGGCGGCAACCCCCACCGCTGCAATCGCGGCGAGGCTCAGGGTGATGACCATCCCGATCGCTTCGATCCGGGCGGTGCCGGGACCGCGCGCAGCATCGAGCTGACGCGCGGTGTGGCGGTAGAGGTCGATCAGATTGAAGATCGAGGTGATGACCACGGCGGCGATGAAGTAGGCGACAGCGGCAAGGCCTATCGCCAGCGATCCGCCGAGCGTCTCGGCCTCGTCGATCGCCTTGTTCAGGCGGTTGCCGAGCGCGATCATCTGATTCCGGAGCCAGCTCACTGCGCCGTCCTCGAATTTTGCTTCCAGGCGTTGGTCACGTGCTCCAGCGTCACCGCCTTGCCCTGGGCCACGGCCATCAGGTGCGCGACCTCCAGAGCGAAGGTCGCCCCGCGCAGCGCGCCGGGCTTGCTCGCCATCTCGCGCACCTTGGCGATGATCTTGGGGTCCGTGATGCCCCATGCGGCCGCGAGCGCTTCGGCATCGCCCTCCACCGCGCGCGGGCGGGTAAGGCTCAATCCGATCCGGCTGAAGATCTGGGCGAAGTCGGCCGCGCGGCTGATGCCGTAGATCGACTGCTGCACCCGTTCGTTGCCCATCAGCGCGATGCCGACGCCGGTTTCGTCATGCCAGCTGCGGATTTCTTCCAGCGCCTTGATCGACAGGTGCTGCGCCTCATCGATGATGATCACGGCGTGGCGCAGGTTGCGCACCTTGTCGCAGACCATCTCCGACAGGGCGGCGGGCGATCCGATCGCCTGCTTTTCACCGAGCGAGCGCAGCACCCGCTGCTGCATCGGCATGATCCCGCTGGTCGATGCGGTCATCGTCGCCATGAAGCTGTTGTGATTGTCGCGCAGGAAGTGCTTGGCGGTCTCGGTCTTGCCGAGGCCCGCGCCAGTCACGATCAGCACCAGCCGCCCGCGCTGCGCCCATTGCAGGTACCGCGTGATCGCCGAGCTGGTGGGCGTGTCGAAATAGCCGGGCTTCTCAGGCAGGTCGGCGACCAGTTCAGATTGCGCGGCCAGAGTCTGGCGGTAAGCGGCGATCCTTTCGGCGTACTTCATGCAGTTGCCGCTGTAGCCCTTGGCCCCCAGCAGGTTGCTGATCGTGCCGTGCGCGATGCCGGTCCAGTTGGCGAGATCGGTGTAACTTGCGCCGGTCTCGTCCTTGTGAGCCTTCAGCCAGCCGATCTGCTCATCGACAAAGGGATCGACGGGCGTGACCACGCTCTCTTCGATCATCTCGGTCAGGGTTTCCTGTGCTCGGGTCGCCATGTATGTTTCCTTTCGTTCCGTTACTGGGACATTCCGAGGTGGCTGGGCGCGGGGGCGATTGGCGTTGGCCCCGTGTCCGGTCACCTCATCACTCGACGACGCGGAGGCTGAAGGCCCCCAGCGCTGCGATGATTTCTTCCTCGCCCTCGCTCGGCACGGCGGTGGGCTGCGGTTTCAATGCGGCCGACCCGACTGTCGCACGGTGGCGGACAGGGCGGATCACGTTGCTCTCGGGGCGCGGTGCTGCTTCGAGCGGGATCTGCGCGGCGGCAATCTCGGCCGCGTCGAGCGTGCGCTCGGCATCGAGCGCAGCGCGGACGGCGCGGCGGATTTCCTTGCGGCGCTTGCCCACCTCGATCGCGCCCGCCTGTTCGCGGTAACCGTGGTCTGCGAGGCATTCCGCCTGGGCGAGATATTGTCCCTGCTTGTCGTAGACATGGACTTCGCGGTGCAGGTTGGAGGGATCGAACCGCACGGTGACCTGCTCGCCAAGGTGCTCAAGAAAGACCGGCGAGTAATAGCGGTTGCCGTAAAGCGTGATCTCGCCCGTGCGACTGTCCAGACGCTTCCGTTCGGCGGCAAGCAATGCCATGCGCAGCTGGGCGTCATTGGCCTTGCGGATGGCGCTGACGGCATAACTCTCAGCAAAGGTCTGGTCGCAGCTACGGCCCTTGCAGGCCCCGCCCTTGCGGCCGAGGCGCGCATTAAAACGGGCGATGCCCTGCGCCACGATCTGCTCGAACTCGTTCCATGGGATCACGCGCGTGCCGTAATTGGCGGGCTTGTTCATCGGGTTGTTGCCCGTGTAGGCACCGTCGCACTCAGGGCCTTTCGAGACCAGGTTGGCCAGCTCGCGCCAAGCACGCTCGATCGGCTTACCCTGACCGTGGTAGATCCCGGCGAACAGAACCTCGATGCCGAGCGAAACGAGCAGGCCTGCGGGCGCTTCGGGATTGATCTTGCCGCGATAGCGCGTCTTTGCGCCCTCGGTCAGGGCCTTGGAGGCGAAGGTCCGGCTGTTGTCGAGCTTGCATGCTTTTGGGATGCCGAAGTCCCGGAACATCTGCGCAAAGGCGAGCCGGGTGGCGATCACGTTTTCGCTGAGATCGAGGTGCCAGCCAAGGAACTTGCGGCTGTAGACGTCCTGAATCGCGATCAGGGTCGGGCGTACCTTCTTCTTCGGATCGTCCGGATAGTCGGGATGCTGCACGAAAACGTCGAACACATGGCCGTCGATGTTCACCAGTTCCATCGCGTGCATTGCCTCGAAATCGTGGCGGACATCAGGGATGTGGCGCTGCAAGGCCTCACCGCCCTTGCGCCCGAGGATCTGGACCGAACGCGGCACTTCGCGCTGCAACCGCCGCAGCAGGGTGCGCTGCGAGGGAAGGCTAAGTCCGCGATCCTTCGCGATCTCCTCGACCCGCAGGAAGCACGCTGCGAACGGCGGTTCCGATGGGCGCAGCCAGTCGCTCTTGATGATTTCCCACAGCTGCGGGTCGATCTCCGCCTTCTTGCCGCCGCCCTTGCGGGTCGACGCAAGCGCGGGCAGCCAGTCGCCGCGATCGATGCCGCGCACCGCACGCATCCATTCATAAATGGTCGACGCGCCGATGCCGTGTGTGACAGCAGCCCGCGCCACCGCTGCCGTGACGGTGGCTCCAGCCCCGCAATGCAGGTTGATCGCGTTGATGATGGCGAGCCGCTCCTGCGCTTCGGCCTTCACGCTAGCCTTCTGCGCGTCGAAGCGTGCCCACAGCGCCGCACTGGCGGTCGGCTCGGGCTTAGGCTGGCAGCAGGCGAAGCCCCGGCGAGCGAGATCGGCCTGCGCCTCGGCAGGCAGTAGGCTGAAGTGGTATTCGTTCCCGCCGCCGCGTCCTTGCCGATTGCGAACCAGCAACTTGCGATCGGTACTGAGGCGCGACGCCCAGCGCTCGTTCTGCGCGCGGCGGTTGATCGAGCGCTTGTCGCCCGGCAGCCCTGCGAGGCAAAGCGCCTCCAGCTCCGAGGCGGTGAACCACGCCTGGGAAAGGTCAGCCTGCGGGGCATTGGTCGAGGATTGGCGGATCGCCGTCACTGTTGGCCTTTCCGGTGTTCGTGGATCGGCCGAGCGCGGCCCTTGATTTCGCGGATCTCGCGCCGGGCCTGTTCGACCACCTGCTCCAGCTGGCCGATGCGCGCGGTTTCAACTTCTGCGCCGATCAGCAGGCTCACGCCGAGCGTCCCCATGACATCGCGGAGCAGATCCTGCCGATCGGTGACGAGCACCAGCGCGGCGAGGCGGCAGAACGGGACGCGGTGATCATCGCGCGCTGGGCTCGAATAGGCATCGAGCATCGACTTCGAGATGTCCTCGTCGAGCAGCTCGCTCATCCGCGCGGCGATATCGTACCGGCTGCGCGGATCGCTGGCGAGTATGGTGCCGACCAGCGCGTTCACCCGCCGTTCGAACCCGGCAAGCGCACCTTCGCCCCGCGCCGGGACAGGCACGTTCCAGTCAAAGCCGAGCTGGCCGGGATGTGCCTTGGCCTTGCCCATCAGAGCAGCCCCGCCTTGCGAAGCTCTTCCGCCATCAGAGGGTCCATGCCTTCCGCTTGCGCGGTCTCCCCGCTCAGCAGCTTGCGGATGTTCTCGAACAGGCGCTGCGACCAGAGGTGCGCAACATCGGCACGCTCGATATCGCCGCGCTGCTCGAACCGGCGCGCCCGTGCGGCCCAGACGTTCGCCTGGTGCCGCGACGCCTTCGGCGCGCGCCGCCAGCAGACGCCGCAGATCACCCGGCAGCCCGGCTCGAACTTCGTGGTGCCGCGATGGCAACCCTTTACGCAGCAGTTGATGCGGGGGTAGGTGGGGCGCTTGGGTCTAGGCATGGCCGCCCTCCCGGAAGGGGAAGTGGACGTGATCGGGGAACTTGAAGGCTAGCTCGGCCTTGCTTGGGCCGAACTCAGCACCGTGACGGGCGAGATAGGCGCGGACCTCTTGCCCCCACATTTTGCGGCCCCAGACGGTGCCCTGATGCGCTTCCCAGCCCTTGCCCCACAGCGCTTTGCGGCGCTGTTCTAAGGTGGCATCGGCGGGCAGATCGGCGACCAGCTCGGCGATGCGCTGCTGGGCGCGGGCTCTCCAGACGCTCATTGCGCCACCTCGGGTTTGGCGATCAGCTTGAGGCTGGCGCGCGTGCTGGTGACGTAGCCGTTGGCATCAATGTTGATCTGCGCCTTCCAGCCATCGGACCAGTGGCCCACGATCCGGCGCAGCCTGCCGCGACGATCGTAGTAACCGGCAAGCGTGGGGTCGCCCGCTTCAGGCCGCTGGGCGAAGAAGACGAACTCCTCCAGCTCCGCGATCATGGCAGGTGTCGGCGTGACTTCGATTTTGGTGAGCGGGCCCAGGCTCATGCCTGCCCCCATTCAGCACCGTCATCGAGAACGGCATCAATCATGCCTTCGTCGACGACGGTGGATACGATCAGCCGGGCAAGGCTATTGACCGAGACGCCGCGCTTGGCAGCGTGCGGTCCCATCGCGTCCAGCACATCGGTCGGCACCAAAACGGCTCGGCCAAGGTACTCGTATTCACTGCGCTCACGCTTCGGCCGCGACGATCCGCATTCGAGCGCCGTCACAGTTTTCGAGCTGATCCCGATGGCCTGCGCGATCTGAGCAGTTTGCAGGCCCTGCTGGCGCAGGCCGAGCACCGCAGCGGTGCGGCTCGGAAACCCGAGGCAAGGTTTTGCAGCGCCCATCTCAGTCCCTCATCATCCAGGGCGCGCCAAACTCGTCGAAGCGCGCCGGTTGTTCTTCAGGCTTCAGGCTCAGCGGCGGCAGGGCCGATTCCAGCCCGCGTCGTGCCATCCGCGCGCGGTGGCGTTCGCGCTCCTCGACTTCCTTCATCCGCCGCTCGGCATCCTTGGGCGTGCAGCCCAGCTCAAGCGCCAGTTCCATCACCTTGCGATGGTGGCGGCAGTATTCGGCATGGCTGGCAAAACGCGGCATCAGCGGTGTGCTCCTGCAGCTTGCAGCCGCTCGAGCAGCCGCCGAGACCCGCGCCGAACCCGCGAATTGCGGTGCCGATCATGCGCGGGATTGTCGTCAAAGGTGGAGATGATCGCCCGCGTCCGCGCGAGCGAGATGTCGAGCTCATGCGCGATATCGCTCTCGGCAAGGCCAAGATCGAAACGGTCCATCACCGCCTGCTCACCGGGCGTCAGGCCAGCCATCACCCGGCCTCCACAGCAAGCTGGCGGACACTGTCCTCAAGCCAGCGATTGGCCTGCTGGCGCAGCGCCTCACGCTGGTTGCGCAGGGCTTCAATGCGCACGACGAGATCGCGCACATTGGTGGTCTTTGGCACACTGCCTAGCACGAAGCCGCGCGCGACCCGGCGTTGGCGGATCGACCATGCTCGCCGTTCGGTGTTGTAGGGCATCACGGTCAGGAAGCGGTCCTTCACCACATCGACGCGGGCCACCGCAAAACGGTCACCATCACGGTAAAGGACGCGGTCGCCGGGGAGAAAGTCGGTCATGCCTCCAGCCCTCCGATGCGGACAAAGTGAAGCGGCTCGCCATCCGGCGCGCGCGGCACCGCCACTGGCACCAGCGGCTGCAACCGGCGACTGCGTGACCTGGGCGAGCGGCGCACCTTGCCCTCGAACACGAGCGCGCAGATGACGCGCTCACCCACGGCATCCTCACCTTCGAACACGCCGTCGATGACGTCCTCGGTCGTTGCGCCGCGCCCGTGCTTCATCTCGAAGCCAGCGATGAACCGCAGCGCATCGGCCTTCTGATCGGTGAACTGGTTCATGCCGCCCGATCCTGCCGCTCGCGCAGGCCCATCTCGCGCAGGATCGCCGCGCGCTGCTGGATGCGCCGAATCGCTGGGAACCGGTCGAGATTGGTCTCGGCCATCTCGCGCGCGATCGCCTCTTCGGATGGGACGCGCGCGCTCACCACGGGCGCTCCCCGGTGATCAGCTCGATCGCCGTACCGATCCACCAGATCACGCCGGGCGCAACGATAATCGCCAGCGCGATTCCCAGACCCAGTTCGATCGGGTCAATGCGGTCTTCGGGTTCCATTGGCTCAATGGGCATCACAGTGCCTCCTCAAGTGACAGGATTTCGGAATTGCGGTGCAGCGGCTCGGGGAGATCATTGGCCTTCCGATGAAGCGCCAAGAGGTCGGCCGCGATAGCGGTGTCCGCAACGCGCAGAGCGACCGCGAAAATCAGCTCAAGACACAACCGTGTGATCAGGCTGTCGCGCTGTGCGTTATCTTCGCACCATTGCGAAGGAGCCCTACGCGCAGTCCACTGCGCGACGAGCTGGTGGGCGGTTTTTCGAAGCCAGAGGGGGCGGTCAGGCATCGCCGCCCTCCTCATCAAGCAGGGTTCGCAGCATTGACTTCATGTCGGGCGTCAGCAGCGCGACGAACTGCGGGAGGTACATCCGCTTCTCGGTCACACCCAGCTTCGACCAGTTGTTGTCGATGGCGTTGAAGTGCTTCTGGTAAGCGACTGGCTCGACCTTGGATGTTGCCTCGCCGCGCGCCCCGGCAATCGCATCGACCGCCCCGATCTCGGGATCATTGATGAGCGCCTCGATCACGCGGCGACGCACACCGTCGTCCCGGAGGTCGGCGATCTTGAGCAGTTGGGTCAGGTTCTCACCGACCACAGGATGCTTGGCGAGTGGTTCGGCAAGCTCGGGGAAGGGTTCCACCAGCATCCGATAGAGCTTGATGAACCGCCAGATTGACATGCGGCTAAGCCCGAATGCATCGCGGACGGATTGCTCCCACCCGTATACGTGTCCCATCGTGTTACACGTATCGTCGGCCTCCTCGTCGGTGGCCTTGTCGATGCTCTGGAGCCCGTTCTCGCCCGCTTGCGCCCGCGCCCAGCGCGCCTTGATCGCCAGCTGCTGGTTGCTCAGGCTCTCCCCGTGCTGCGCCGCCACACGGGCGCGTGCCGCATCGGCGATGGCGGCTACGAACTTCGCCTTCTCCAGCGGACCGATGTCGCGCCGGTCGATGTTCTCCGAGGCTTCCAGCTCCGCCAGTTCCTGCGGCGTGCCCTTGACCTCAAGGGCGAGCACCTCGATCGCTTGGATCTGGCAGCCGCGCCAACGGGTCCACCCGACGACAAGCCTCCACGGCTTCTTGCCCTCGGCGAGACACTCCTCGATCGGCTTCCTTGGTAGCACCCGCGCCACCATGATTGGCGTGCGCTGCCCATCCACCGCCATCATCCGCCCGAGAGCGGCAGCCTTGTCCTCATGCATGAACCCGATCCGCTCGGGCACCAACACATGGTTGGGATCGATGCCGATCACGCGCGCATCCGGGCGCATCCGACCGCCGCTCATGCCTCGTCTCCCGCATCATCAGCGGGCATCGACTTTTTGCCGCCTTCACATATCCGGTGTGCCAGCGCGCCGATCTCGGTACGATCGAGCCGCTTGAACCGAAACCGACTGTCCAAAGGAAACCCGAATGAAGATTGATCGCTATTCTCAGGCTGCCCAGCGGCCGACTCATCAATGGCTTGAGCTCCTTCAGGCGGAAGGGCTCGACGATCTCCATGATTGTCTTCAGCAGCTCGGGCAGGATGGGCTTCACGCGTTCCACGAGCAGCATCATGGTCTGCTGGTCGAATGCGCGACGGCCCCTGCCCGACGGCGGACGGCGATCCTGAAGAAGTTTCCTGATCGGCAGGATCGTCTTGCTGCGATGACGCTGGCTGCGTGGCATTGCCGTCTTGGGCTGGCATGGCTCGAAATCGCCGCGCAGGCCGCAGCGGATACGTCGGTAGATATCCCGGCGCAGGAGATGCTTCGTCGCTGCGCTCGGGCAGCGCACGAGCTGATTCAGCGGTATCCGTCATATTGGCCATTCGACGATGGGCGCGACCCTCTCGGCGAATCCACGCCGACAGCTCGTTGAACAATGCGTCGATCGCCGCCTCGTCGAGCCCCATCATCTCATCAGCGAGCAGGCGATACACCCGCATCCGGCAGACCGCGCGGATCGCGGCCCCGTCGCTCGCTTCAGCATCACAAAGGCCGTGCAACGTCATCATGCCGCCACCGCCTTGCCGCCCTTGCGGAGGCGCTGGGCGTCATCCGCATCAATCTTTTCGAGCTCGCGATAGAGCGCCTCGATCGAATGGAAGTTGGCCCCAACCGGGTCAGGGTTCCTCGGGCTCTTCCGCCACTTGAAGAACGTCGCGGGGTGAATGCCTGCCAGGCGGCAAAGCTGTGCGATGGGAACGCGGGCCGCCTTGGCGCGCCGCTCGATATCCCTGACTGTCGATTGCTGATCCATAAAGCAGCAATGACAGCATTTTTACTGTCCTGCAATAGCATTTATGCTGCTGTGTATGCTGTCAGAGCGCGATTAGCGTCTTGATATGGAGGGGCTTGAACAGGATCGCGCGCTAATGCTGGCGCTGGTGAGTTTCACAGGGCTGACTGCGGCTGAAGTCGCTCGGCGCGCTGGCCTTGCTGCCACCACGGTCCAGCGGCCGATCAAGGGCACAGCCGAAACCCGAATAAGTCAGCGCACATTAGAGAAGCTGCACGATGCCTTCCCGAAGTTTCCGGGTTGGACCACTGCCGGGGCCGCCGCGCTCGCCAGCTTCGAGGAACCCGACTCAGTCCCGGTGCGCGAGATCGACCTCGCCTTCGGCATGGGCGCGACCTATCTGGACGTTCCGGTCACCGAGGAAGTGCATCACTTCCCTCGCGCCTGGCTGCGCCGCTACACCCGCTCTTCGCCGGACAAGCTCTTCTTCGCCCAGGGCATCGGCGACAGCATGGAGCCGACCCTCCACGATAGCGATCTTCTCCTGATCGACACCGATCAGCGCCAGCTCACCAGCGCCGACCGGATCTGGGTGCTGACCTACGCCGATTGCGGGATGATCAAGCGGCTCCGCCCTGTCCCCGGCGGCGGCGTTGAGGTATGGTCCGACAAGAAAGAGGTCTCCGCCTTCACCGCCTACGACGGCGAGATCGAGATCATCGGCCGCGTGGTTGCAGTCCAGAGGAAGCTATGAAGCCTGAAGCAAAGCGGGCAGTCATTGATGACCTCCTTCGTCGCCGCCAGAAGTGCTTGGAGATGAAAGCCGCCAAACTGCCCGGAACAGGTGGTCCCGCATTCGGACGCATAATCGAGCGGTATGAGAGAATGCTTCGAAACCAAGGCTATGAAATCGAGGGAACGCCATGACACGCTTCATGCTTACACTCCTCTGCCTGCTATCGTTGGCCAGCTGTAAAGAGCAGCCCCAGCCGCCGGCTGCGATCGATCAAAGCCCTCGCGCCGAGAGCGGCCCTTCGCGCCCAGCCGTCGATCCCGCCGAAGCCCAAAAGGCGGTCGAGGAACTGGAAGGCTGGGATGCAGTGATCGAAGTCCTCCACGATGAAGGCCTCACCGTTCAATGGGTCATTGGTGTGAAAGACGATGGGTCCAAACGCTACGGTCTCGCCGAGAGCGTCTGCATGGAGCTGAGGGACCGAGGCCTGCAGCATCCCAGCACTTGGGTGCGGATCGTTGATCGCAGCGAGTTGATGTCTAACGGCGGGGACTTCCGGGCCGCAAGCTTGGGCACCGTGGCGTGCGAGAAGGGGCAATGGATTGACCCATAAAAACCTGCCCACTTCCTGCCCAGCCGATTGTGCAGACATCGCCATACCGTGCCGAAAAGCGCAATGATTTCAGATAGTGCCCAGTTCGGCCCGATTTTCACGAACTGGGACACCCTATGTCCCGGTTCACATACCAATGAAGGGCCTCTAATACCAAAGCGCATTGATCACGACCCATGGGCCCACTGGCGCATGCCGATGGACATGATGCGCCATGGCTGGCTGACGAGGTTGTTCCAGGCGAAGCAGCAGTGGTCGACGATGTCGTCGTAGG